AAGAACGCTGAGGTGCCCTGCGCGGTCAGCAGTCCCAGCCGCCGCGCTTCGGTGACCTGCGCCTTTGTCTGTGGTTGCAGGTTCAGGAACATGGTCTTGAGCGAGGTGCCCGCGTCCGAGCCCTTGAGGCCGCTATTGGCGAACAGGCCGAGTGCCGTCGCCGTGTCGGTGAAGCTCAGCCCAGCCAGTGCCGCGACTGCCCCCGCCTGCGACAGGCCGAGCCGCAGGTCGCCCAGGTCGGCGCTCGTCGCATTCGTCACGCCCGCCAGTTGATCGACCACGCCCGGCAGATCCTTGACGCCGAGCTTGAACGTATTCATGGCCGCCGTCGCCACTGCCGCGGCCTCGGCTGGTTTGGTGCCCGTCGCCGCGGCCAGGTCAAGCGTCGATTTCGCGACCCCCTCGATGATGCTTTGCGCCGGGATGCCAGCCTTCGCCAGCTCCTCGATCGCCGCCGCCGTCTCGAGCGCATTGAACGAGGTGCTGGCGCCGAGGCTGATCGCCAGCGCGTCGAGCTGCGCGCCAAACGGCGCAATGTCGCCCGGATCGAGACTCGCCCGCACGCCCGACATCGCCTTATCGAAGTCCGTCGCGGTCTTGACCGCGGCGAATAGCCCCGCGGTGACGGCTCCACCCGTGGCGGCGAAGGCTCGCGCGGCGGGCGCGGCCTGCTGGAAGGTGGTGGTGGTCTTGCCGAGCTGCTGGTTGACCTGGTTCAGGCCATTCAGCGCGCCCGTGACATCCGAGCCGACCGTCACGAAAAGCTCGGCGACCGGGACGGGAATTAGAGTGTCCCTCCAGCCGCGGGAGCGTAGAGTGTCGCTCCCATGTCACGACTCGCCGCCGTGGTCCTGCTCGCCCTGGTCGGGTGTAGCAGCCCTGCCACGCCCGCGCCTGTGCCCACCATCGCCGTTGTGCCGTCGCCCTCAGCCGCGCCAGCCCTGGCGGAACCCATCATGCGGACCGGGCAAGGCACCGGCCGCACCGCCCCGTTCGCGCTGCCCGGCGGCACCTACCAGATCCTCTGGTCGGCCCGTGACAGTCTGGGCGTGCCGTGCGCCTTTACCGCGAGCCTGCGCTCGGCCAGCGATCCGGCCTACCGCGTTATCGTGGCCGACGTGTTGACCAACCGCGGCGTCGAGAAAACCGATGGCGAAGGCTGGGCCTATAACGTCCCGGCCGGGCAGTATTACTTTGACGTGGGCGGCACCTGTCAGTGGGCCGCGGGCATCGCCACCGGCTAGCCTAACGCCGCATCCGGCCCGCCATGCTCCGCGCCCGGCCCTGATCCTCGGCCCGCTGCTGCGCCTTCTCGCGCTCGTCAGCCTCGAGCTTGTAGTACGCGATCCACGACGCAAACTCATGCCCCGTCATCCGCACGAGCAGTTCGCCGTGCGTCATGCCGAGTTCGCGCGCCAGGAAGAACTCGAAGCGGCGCATCGGCGTCTGGCGCAGGACTTTTCCCCGCCTCGTCGACCGCCGCCTGCGTCAGCCCCAGCAGGTCGGTGATTGCATTGGCAATCACCACCACCGCGCCCGCCGATTTCGCCTCGACTTTCGGATAGTCCTCGACCAGAATTATCGGATCGACCAGGGCGGTACAAAATGTGAGCGCTTCCGCTTTGTTCTGATCTGTCTCCTGCTGTTTGGTCCGATAGTCGTAGTACTGGCTGGCCTTCTGGATATCCGAAATCTCTTTTTTCGATAGCGTCTTGATCGTCACCGTGCCGCCCCACTGCGGGACGAACACGTCCCGCGTCTCGATGTCCGGGGCAGCCCAGATGTCCGCGGCGGTGAGCCTCTTCTGTTGCTCCATGCGGCCTCCTTCAGGCGGGATGGGGGACACGGCTTACGTGTCGGTGATGGTTCCGGCCACCGCCAGCTCAGACCGCCAGGTGGCGATGTCGTCGCCCGGCGTATCCACCCGGTAGCTCGCCACATACGCCGAGCCAGCGATGGTGCGACCCCCGGCGCCGGCGGGCTGGTGGCTGAAGGTCGAGGTGGCCGGCGTGGCGGCCAGCATCAGCGCCGACATGATCCCGTCGAGCGTCGGGTCCCAGCCGCCCTCGAGGCTGATCGTGCCCGAATAGGCGCCGACAATCTTCGAGCCCGCGGTGCCGCCGATCGGCTTGATGTCTTTAATGTCGCGCTCGATGTTGACCGAGACGCTGGTGATGTAGGCGCTGAGGTTGTTCCCCCCGAGGGTGAACGTCGCGACGTTACCTGGTCCGAACGGCATTACCCGACCCTTTCAGTTGAGGATCGAGCGGGCGCAACGGGCGGCGACTCGCGAATTTGCGGGGCCTCATTGAGAGGCGCGGCACCGAGCGGGACATCCCCGCCGCGTGGCAGGTTCCATCGACTTTCAATCGCGCGGACCACCAGCAGCAGCCCCCGCCGCACTTCAATCCAGAACTGCCGGTCGTCGTTCATTGATCCACCGGCTGGAAGCGGACGCGGTAGAAGCCGCCCATATAGACGCTCGGATGACCGAACTGGGCATCCTTGCGCTGGTGCGGCTGCTCCCTGGCGCACGACATGATCTGGACATCCCGCACGACCGTGCCGGTGTTCGGCAGCACCGTCAGCACGGCCTCGATGCGGTCCGCGAGCAGCTCCACGTCCAGGTAGCTCGAGCCATCGGCAATCGCCCGGATCAGATACAGCGCGCTCGAGGTCCGCGCCCGCGAGGTGAGCAGCTTGTCGGCCCCGCCCAGATAGGCATAGACGATCATCGGCGCCTCGGCGCCCTGCGGCACCTCGTCGGAATAGACGCGGCCCTCGACGCGATTGGAAATAATCCGATCGTTGAACAGGCGCGTGTCGATCCATTCGTTGATCCGCCCCAGGTCCGACGTGTGGGGCATTTACTTCAGCCCCTTGAGCATGACCACCATCGCCGCGATAAAGGGCTCGCGGTTGCCCTCCACCGCGGGGATCATGAACGGGCTCGGGCTCATATACCGGGTGCCGAACTCGTTGAACACGGCGTATTCGACCGCCGAGCCGACGACATCGGTGTAGCCCAGGCCGCCGCTGAACAGGCTGAGCACAAACTCCGGCCGGACCTCGTTCAGGATGCTCGCGTCACGGTTCAGCGCCCGCGCCGTGCCCGCCGCCATGCTGTAGTCGCTGGTAGTGCCGTTCGAGACGTACATACTCGAGCGCAGCGCGCCCGTATCCACCGGTGCCGAGGTGGCCGCTCGGTCACGAATATCGCCGGCGGCCTTATCGACGACGCTGCGCGACCCGCCCAGCAGCAGGTTCTGCACCGACGCGATGCGGTTCGACTTGATCGTGACCGAGTAGCTCGACGACGGCATGACGGCCGCTCAGTTCGTCCCGAGGGTGATGACCCGCTGGGTGACGTTGGCGCCCGCCGAGTAGGTGATCTGGACGTTGTTGTTGGCGTCGTTGAACAGCGTCGTATCGAACGGCCCGAAAATTTTCGTCTGCGCGTTGTTGATCGTGGCGTTGATGTCCGCGACCGCGTAGTCGGTGGTCCCGACCGTGTACACGCCGGCGGTGATGATCGTCACCGTCAGCGTCGGCCCGTTGGTATTGGCGATCTCGATCATTTCGCGGCCGGTGTTGGCGAACTGGTTGCCATTGGTGTTATCGACGGCCGCGAGGGCGTTCAGCACCACGCCGGTCGCGACCGTGGTCGTCGAGTTGATAGTCGTAAACGGCATTTAGACGATCTCCAAACAGATGACTCGGCGTGCTAGGTCGCCGGAACCGATACCCGCGTCGATCACCTCGAAGGTGCGCCCGTCGCAGACCAGGCGATCCGTCGACGTGATGACCGAGTCCCAGGCAAAAACAAACTGCCATTGGGTGATCGCCTGCACCCGCGGTTGCGCCTCGCGCTCGACCGGCCGCACCGGGTAGCGGCTGAACGAGCACGGGTACGTCACCCCGGCGACATACGTCTCGTGGTAGCCGCCCTGGCTGTCGCGGACCTGGACGCGCGACTCGACCACCGCCGTCGTGTTGAAAGTGCGCTGGATGACCGTCCGCGGCCGGACCAGCGCCCGCGGCAGACCCGTCATCGCGCCACCGTCACGGCGCTGTGGATGGCGTCCATATTGCCGGCGTGGATCGCCACCGTGCCCAGGTGCCCGAGCATCAGCGTCGGGTCCAGCCACACTTTGAAGCCCAGCTCGATCGCCCGCTCGCAGAAGTTCCAGTCTTCGGACAGGTAGTTGTGGCCGCCGGTGTGGGCGTCCTCGACGACCCGGAAGTCGAACAGCGGCCAGAACGAGAAATGGGTCGCCTCGTGGCACAGCGGCAGCGTCGGCACCATCGCCTCGATCACCCGTCGATGCACCGCCAGGAAGCCCGTCGACGCCCAGCGGATCTGGACCGGCTCCCCCGCCGCGGGACCGACCTGAAGCTGCGGCTGTGACTCCAGGCCGCGGATCGCCATGTGCGCGCCGTCGCGGACGGCGTAGGCGCCACAGATCACGTCGTAGCCGGCGCGGCACTGGTCGACCAGGCGCTGCGCGTTGGCGGGCGTGAAAATGATGTCGTCATCGACCATGATGAACACGTCATCAGCGGTTTCGCGGAACCAGCGCGAAACGAGCACCGACCGCGCCCGGTTGACGCCCGCCTCGCCGGCGGTGCTCAGCCGCCAACCGTACTGCTCGACGGCATTCGGCGCGGTGAGCAGGCTGACGATGGCGAGGAACGTGTCGGTCGCCACGCCGCGGTAGGCGGCGATCATCAGGCTGGTGTGCTTGACCGGCGCCGGGCGCTTCTGCCAGTAGCGCATCCGCCCGGTGGCGCCGATCTGCTGCCAGCCGTTGGCTTCGAGCACGCGCCCTGGATGCCAGCCAGCGTTCGCCCGGAGGTGCAGCGGCGTCCCGAAATCGAAGGTCGCACACGTCTCGAGCAGGACCGCGTTGACCTTCGCGCGGCGGGCAATGTCGCCCAGCCACGTCTCGGGCTCGGGGACGTGCTCAAGCACGTCAATACAACTCAGCAGGTCGGCGCCCTCGATCGGCGCGTCCGCGGCATCGGCCCAGACGGCGAACTCCTGGGCATAGCCGGCGACCAGGACGTGGCTGGGCTCGACGCCGACCACGAGCGCCTCGGGCACCGCCTCCCTGACCGCGCGCAGGTCGTGGCCCAGCCCCGCGCCGATGTCGATATAGAGTTTCGTTTCGGTCAGCGGCAGGTACTGTTGTGCGGTTTGCACCAATGCCGAGGTCCACGCCTGCCGCGCCGGATCGGCGTGGAACGCCTCGAGGTCGGGCGCCAGGTGCTCGGCCGTCCGATAGAAGGCGTTGATCTCCGCGGGCGTCTGCGGGTCGCGCGCCAGCCATTCGTCCGCGAGCACCTGGCGGGCCTCGAGCGCGGTCGTCATACGACGAACCCCGGCACCGCGTACCGTTTCAGAATCTGTTGCGCCAGCGGCGGCAGCGTCTCGGTCTTCAGGGTGACCGTCAGCTCGGTGCCAAGCTTGTACGTCTGCGCCCCGGCCATGCCGATGTCGAGGACCGGCCGCGCCAGCAGCTCCGCGATCAGCAGCGTCAGCTCGTGGATCGGCGCCGGCGCGGTTGCGGCGTAGCCGAAGATCCCGGTGACCTTGATGCTGTTCTCGTAGGCCGGGAAATAGAACCGCCCGGTCAGGCTGGTGCGGTACAGCGTGGTGTACGCCTTGCCGCGGACCGGGTTGTTGAGCGGCCCGGCGTAATAGTCGGTGCCCACGGTCCAGACCGTCTCGAAGACGCCGTCACCGTTGTTATCCGTCTCGAGCGCCGACACCGACTGGAAGTCGTCGATGGTGATCTGCGTCCCACCCGAGTGCCACGGGTAAACCAGCGTGTAGTAACGGGTCTGTGACGCGGTCGGATAAAAGACGCGCTCGGTCTTCGTCTCGATCCAGCGCGAGGCGGCATCCAGGCACTGGATCAACTGCTGCTCGCGGGCATCGCCCGGCTCCATGCCGAGGCGGTCCATCAGCGCCGTCGAGGGCGCGTACAACAGCCCGGTCACGGCTTCCGCGCCTCGAGCCCGAGCTGGTACCAGGCGCCGACCGCGACCCGCGGATCGCTGTAGCGGTCGATCTCGCCGACGATGTCGAAGCCGGCGTAGCGCAGCGCGCGACCGAGCGTCTCGGCGTCCCAGGCCCAGCGGTGGTGGCTCGGCTGCAGGGTCGAGAACAGCAGCGCCGCGCACAGGTTGTCCAGGTCGCGCAAGTCCAGGTGATTACCGTTCGGGAACTCCATCCGCGCGTCCTCGCGCAGGACGTAGCGGCGCATCACCTCGCGGGTATCCGGGACCATAACCCCGAGCACGCCGCCCGGCCGCAGGACCCGCCACGACTCCATCAGGAATTCGGCCGCCACCGGCCGGTCGAGGTGCTCGAGGAAATGGCCGGCGTAGATCTCGCTGACCGACTCGCTGGCCCACGGCAGCGGCGGCACGCTGAGCTTCAGGTCGGCCTGTGAGTCCTCGGCCGCGTCGACGTTGACCCAGCCCACCTCGCGCATCCGGTAGTCGCCGCAGCCGATGTTGAGCCGCACGGTGCCGATGGTCGGCATGGTCTGCGTCACGCCGCCTTGACCGCCAGGCATTGCAGATCGCCACGGGGCAGCACCGTCAGGTGCCGCACGTCCATGCCCACGAGCCACGCCGCGAGCGCATCCTGCCCGACGTTCTGATACCACTCGCCCGCGCGCAACCCGCCGCCGTCAACCGCGCTGTGCGGTGCCCGCGGGTCGGTCGCGCAGGTCACCAGCAGCACCCCGCCCGGCGCCAGCATCCGCACGGCGTTGCGGACGATCCGATCGGCCGCGGGCGTGTGCTCGAGGACCTCGCAACAGACGACCAGGTCCGGCGGCTCGGGCGGCTCGAACTCGGCCGCGTCGGCCACCACATCGACGCTCTTGCCAGGCAGCAGATCGACGCTCAGGTAGCTTGTCGGCTCGAACAGGCCGCGGACCGAACCGTTGAAATCACGACCGCCCAGCTCGACGACGGTGCGCGGGGCGGGCAGCTCGGCCAACACCTCGCGGACAAACTCGAAGGCTTCCTGATGCATCAGGCCGCCAGTTGCTCCCACCAGCGATCGGCGGGCCACGGCCGGGCGATGCTGATCAGGTCCTCGCGCCAGTCCACGTCGCCGCCGACCAGATTGAAGGCGCGCACCGCCGCATCGAAGTCGCCCTCATACCGCAGGCCCCACTCGATGTTTTCCGCGAGCGTGTGCGGCAGGACCAGGCAATCGGCGTCGATGTTGCCCAGCTCGAGGTGCTGCGAGCGCCAGATCAGCTCGCGCCACGGCGCCAGCCAGCGAAAAAACAACGGTCGCGGCTGAACCTGCGCGGCAATGCCGAGCTGGATCGCGGCGAAGGCCCCGGCGCTGGCGATGTTGTCGTCCTGGGTGAACCAGATCCACGGCGCGTTCGCCAGCCGGGCGCCGGCCGTCCGCTGTGGATGACCCCAGCAGTGCTGCCCGCCATCGACCTCGAGCCACACGTAGCGCGCCGGGTCGCGCTCGCGAGAGATGCGCGCCTGGACCTCGAGCAAGCCGCCGGTCAGACCGCCGTAGGTGTCGCCCACGACGAGCACCTCGACGCCCCCGGCCTCGGGCTGGGCGTCCAGCGAATCGAGCGTCTGGTGCAGCGTGGCGCGGCCGACCGTGGGAATGACCACCGATAACCAGGGCGTCATTTCTGTTCGTACCTCGGCTGCGGGGCGGCGTAGTCGCGGCCGGCGCGCAGCACCTTGTCGTGAACGATCCATTTCTTGGCCGGCGGGATGCGGCGGCGCAGCAGACCGGACGAGCGCGTGATCCACTGCCACCACCGCATCCGTCGAGACTCCGACCTCTATGCCCCTGACAGCTAGAGGCCGGTCACCTGAGCGATACAGGTCGGCCGCCAGACCACGAAGGCCACCCGCAGCTCGGCCAGGACCGTCTGAATATTCCGAATGAACTGGTCGTTGATCGTGCCGACCCTGACGCTGCCCTGCTCGCGATCGAACAGCGTCATTGCCTGCGCCCAGTCGGCAATGATCGCCTTGCCCACCGGCACGGCTTCCGACTCAACCACCGGCAGGCCCCACAACGTGGTCGCGCCGACCTGGCTGGGCGGGCCGAACAGATAGGTGCCCGGCGTGGCCGTCGCCGCCGACTCGCGGCTGAGGCGAACCGTCTGCCAGTCGGTGGGGTTGATCAGGTACGCGCTCGGGCGGCCGTGGCCGGTGTTGCGGACATACGTCCTGCCCTTGTAGAGCGCGTCGGCGATGCTGTCGGTGCCCTTCGACACGGCGCCAATGGAGCCGGTGTTGAAAATCCCCGTCAGGTTCTCGCCGCTCCCGTCACCGGACACGACCTGCGTCTCGAGGGTCAGCGTCAAGCCGAGCAGGAGCCGGCCGTCGATGATGCTGCGGATCGCCGGCGCATCGGCCAGCATCCTATTTGTAACGGGAATCCACGCCGCCTCGGTCTTCACCGGGCTCGTCGAGGTGCTATAGGCCAGCGCCGACTCGGGCTTGACACCAGTACCACCGAGGGTGGTCGCCGTGAAGCCCGTCGCCTCAGCGGTGAACGCGCTCGAGTTGGTGAAGGTGTCTTCCTTCACATATTCGATCGTGTCGCTGGTGGTCGGGCTGCGCGGCACCAGGTCGAGGACGTTGATTTCGCGCTGAAGGATGTCGATATACCCCGGCTGATGATCCTCAAGCACGAACGACCCGCCCGAGGAGGTCGAGCCGCCGCGCAGCAGGGCCTTCTGGCTGGTCGCCCAGTTGAGCAGGCTCGTGCCATCGGCCATCTGCACCGCGAACTCGACCCGCGACAGCGCCGAATTGAACGAGCCGTTGTGCTTCAACTCGCGGTAGCCGCGGTCCTCAACAAACTGTTTGCCAGGGCTGAAGCGCCGCGCGGGCGAAGCGTCGTCATCCTCGCCGTAGATTGGCCGCCGCGCCTTGACGGGCGCGCTGTGGCGATCGCGGGCACCGACGAGCTGGTCGCGCAGGTCCTCGACCTCGACGAGCCCGGCGCGCGCCGTCTCGTGCTCGCTGACCTGGGTCAGCAGCCGCTTCAGTTCGTCGCGGTCCTCGTTGGGCATATCCTTGCCGCTGTAGCGGGTGCTGATCGAGTCCGCGGCCTCGAGCGCGCGGCCGATCTCGGTATCGACCTCTTTGAGGGTCATCGACATGAGGGGCTAGACCTTTAGGCCGGCGTGGCGAAGCCGCAGCCGAGCGAGTTCAAGGCGCAGCAGCACGTCGTCCGGGGCTTTCACCTCCGCGTCGGCGGGTGCGATGGTCATCGCCTCGAGGCGCGCCAGACAGCCTTTCAGCTCGTCCTGCAACGCCACGACGGCACCGATGTGCGCTTCGGACGGTTTGCGGCCTTCCGCGGCGCGGCGGGCGTACAGGGCTTCCGCCTCGTCTAACCCGTACCCGAGATGGCCCTTGATCTGGGCCATCAGTGATTCAAAACTGACGCTGGTATTGAGCACCGTCGTCTTGACGGATTGCACGAGCGCCTGGTCGTTCGCCGGGATGGATACCAGGCTGTTCTCGAGTAATTCGATCTGCTTGATGTGCCGCGCGTCGGAGTTCTCGCGGAACTCGACGACCTCGGGGATGTAGCCGATGCTCATCGACCGGACGGCGCCGCGTTTCAGCAGCTTGTAGGCGTCACTGCCGCGCTGGGTGTCGATCAGCTCCCACGTCCCGAGCAGCCCGTGGCTGTCCGACTTCAGGGATTTCTCGATGCCGATCGGCTCGCGCATATCGTGCTGCCACAGCAGCGGCCGGTGCTCGCGCGTGGTCAGGGTGCGATCGAACGCGCCGGCGAGGATGACATCGCCGACGTGGTCGGTGTTGCCAAAAGTCGAGGCATACGCCGAAAACTGCCAGCCATCCGTCCCGGCCTTGAGTTCGACGATCTCAAGGGGAACCGCGGTGTAGTCCACTGGGCGCGCTGCTCCCGACCGCCCCCAGGCTCAATGGCCTTTCGGAGCAAACGGGGCTCGGTGGCCCGTGACCTGTTAGTTAGCGCGCACTATACCGCGCGTTACTTGTTCGTGTGAATTCTGCTGGACGGGCGGCAGCGGAAACGTCCTGACCTTCTTGCACACCGCGCACTTGCCCTGCGCCGTGCCGCCCTTGGCGTCGGTCGCCAGCACCACCTTGCCGCACACCGGGCACAGGTACTGCGGCAGGCTCATCGGCCCACCAGGCGCCGCAGCCAGTCCCAGATCGTCGGCTGGGGCGGTGGCTTACCAGTCTTGAGCCCGACGTTCGGGTTCGGCAGCGTCGGCTGCGTCACGACGCCAGCACCTCGCGCTTCGTGCGCGTCTCGCGCTCGTCTAGATGCTCAGCGTCGTACAGAAACTCTTTGATCTCGGGTACGTCTTGCTGGCAGGCCATACACGCCGTGCAGTTCCGCCAGTCGAGGTTGTGGCGGTGATCGGCATATGCCGTGCAGAACCCGCCCGCCGGGATGTACTCATAGGGCTTCGCCACGTCGTCTAGCCGTGGGTCCACGGCACGGTAGCCACCAACGCCATCAAACGCGTCCCACGCCAACCACACGAAACACAGGACCATGCCCACGGCCGCGATCAAGAACAACCCGCTCACGACGCCAGCACCAGCCGCGGCTGCGCCCAGAACGCATTCAGCAACTCGGCCCAGGCGGTCGGCCACCGCTGCCAGTTCGCTTCTAAACTGTGCTGCGTCATGACCGTGTAGCGGGCGTTGCGGTTCAGCTCGCGCCGCAAGGCCGCCGACTCGACCAGCGCGCTCAGATGCTCGATCCAGTCGGCCGTCGTCTCGGCCACCAGGGCGTCGTGGCCGTGTGTCACCTCGGTGCCATACAGCGTGTCGCTGACGACGCAGGCGGCCCCCGCCAATGTGTACTCGTACCACTTGATGCAGCTCTTACTAGTGTTGAACAGCGATGGCGCGACGATGCAGCAGCCGATATCGACGTTCAACAGTGCCCGCGGATACTCCGCGAGCGGTAGCCACGGCAGCGTCCAGCGGCGCTCTTTTGGGATCGCGTCGTACAGCACTTGCGGGATATGGCCCTGGACGCTGAAGTTGACCAGCGGATAACGACGCGCGACCTCGGCCCAGGCCGCCGCCAGCGGCAGCAGGTCGTCGTCGGCGCGCGTCCCACCGGCCCAGCCGATGCTCAGCGGCGGCACGATCCGCTGGCAGCCGCGCAGCGTCTCGCGAAACCAGCGCGCGTCGATGCTGTTCGGCACGACCTTGACGTTTGAGCCCGGCACTTTTGCCTGGATGATCGTCTTCAGCCGCTGGGTGGTGACCGTCACACCATCGGCCAGCTCGAGCAGCCGGATGCGCTCGCGGCGTTCCCAATCGAGCTGGCGCTGGCCTTTCAGCCGTTCCGAGTCGAACAGCGCCATCTGCCGCGGCACGATGCCCGGCGAGTACACGTCGTCGTCAACCTCGTAACACCAGGCGATGTTCGCTTTGTGGATGGCGCCGATCCACTGCTCGCCCACGCCCTCGGAGGGCCAGACGATGCGCGGCGTGACGATCAGGTCGTACTGCCCGCGGGCCAGCAGCCCTAAGACCTTTTCGCTGTCGTCGCGATGCACCCAGTCGGCAATGTAGCCGCGGCGCGTCAGGTCCGCGAACGGCTGCCAGATTCTCCAAAGTGAGCATCCACTTTCGTCCCCGGTTATTGCCAACACGCCCGGCGCACGAGGCTTAGGCAAGGTACAATCCGAGCACAAAGGCGCCCCCGCGACGGGCTAACGTCCGGGGGCCGGCACCAGGAGTGCGATCCCAATGCCCTACAAGGCTATCAGCCTGATTTGTTCGCGCTGCGGCATCGCGTACAAGCGCTCGCCTACCCGCTCGACCAAACGCAACTTCTGCTCGAACGCCTGTCGGTACAACGGGCCATTGACCGATCTCGCCACGCGCTTCTGGTCCTACGTCGACCAACGCGGACCCGATGACTGCTGGCCTTGGCGCCGAGCACGACGGCATCGACTTGGATATGGCGGCGTCTGGGATGGCGAGCGGTGGACGCACGCTCATCGGGTGGCTTACCGCTTGACGAACGGCCCGATCCCCGAGGGTATCGAGGTCTGTCACCATTGCGACAACCCGGCCTGCTGTAACCCACGCCATCTGTTTCTCGGCACTCATCTCGACAACATGACCGACATGGATCGCAAGGGACGGCGGGTGAACGCCCAGGCCACCGGGGCGCGCGCTGGACGCAGCCTGCACCCGGAACGCTACCCAGTTGGCACGGCGATGGATCAGGCGATTTTGACCGACGATGACGTGCGCTACATTCGGAGCCATTGGGTCAACCGCGGGACGCCGAGCCAATACGACCTCGCGCGACAGTTCGGCGTCAGTCAAAAAACTATCTCGCGGATCATTCGGCGCGTGGCATGGCGGCATATCGACTAGTTCGTCACGAACACCGGCGAGACGACCAAACGACAATTCGGGTGCAGCAGCGTCGGCGGGTTGTTGAGCGCGTACTCGCGACCGTTGCGCGCCGCGCACGCGGCATCGTAGTCGCCGTCGTGGGCGATCATCGCCCGCACCAATCCTCGCGCCGCCCGGAAGCGGTCGACCGCGGCGACCAGCGCGGCGTGTTGCAGCTCGGTCCGCGCGATCGTCTCGGCTCGAGACGCCCAGGTCTGCTGGAACAGGCCCTGGATGCCGGCGAAGTCCTTCGTGCCATAGGCGATCTCGCTCGCCGTCAGGCCCTTGCGCGTGCCCTCGGCCAGCATGGCCGCAATGGCGAACTGCGTCGTCGCATCGGCCCTCACGGCCCGCGCACGGGCTTCTAGCAATATGTGGCGCATCGCCACGTCGTCGGGCGGCGTCTCCGCGCGGTTGGTCGCTCGAGTCAGCAGGCCGTGCACGGCGCGCAGCATCCCGCCGTAGCGTTTGATGTACAGCGCCGTCAGGGCGTTGACCTCGGCGCTCGAGTCGTAGACGGTGACGAGCGCGGTAGCAACGTCAGCCATTGCTCACGATGGCGCGCTGCACGCGCCGCATCTGCGCCGCCTGAAACTGTTTGAGGTCGGCCTCGAAGCCCGCCTCGCCCAGCGCGATCAGGCCCTGGATGAACTCCGGCCACTGGTCGATCGGCGCTTTGAGCATCAGGTCGGTCAGGTCCTTCGCCGGCTGGTCGGCGGCCGGTTGATTCCCCGGCGTATTTGATCCACCCGGCTGCCCTGGCCGCACCACCGGCGCCGGCGGCTTCTCGAACTGCATGCCCGAGCCGCCCGGCAGCGGCGGCAGCCCGACCTGCTCGCGCGCCTCGTCCGGCAACACCCAGTGGTGCTGAACGGCGATATCCAGCCGCGCGAACAGCGCGTCCTGGTCCTCTTGCAGCGCCCGGACTTCCGAGAGGTCGTGGGCTATCAGCACCTTGCGATCGCTGGTGAAGTCGGCCTTCAGTTGCCTATTCCACTTCTCCTCGTCCATCCGCCACAGCGGGATCAGCCGCCGCTCGGTGAACGACTCGAAGACCACCCTGAGACTGGCGTAATTGCTGGTCTGCTCGAGGCCGATGTTCAGCCCGGCCACCGCCGGCGGCACGCCCAGCACGGCGCAGATCCGACTTTCGGGGATGTTGTGCAGCGCCGTCAGGTTCAATTGCTCGGGCGTGAAGCCGAACTGTTTCATCGTCGCGCCGTCGCTGAGCACGCCGACGTTGCCGCGGTTGTCGCCGCCAAAAGCGTTGGCAATATCGCCTTTCATTTGCAGCCGGTCGTCGCGCGTCACCTCGGAATCGACCGGCAGCTCGACGACCAGGCCGGGAATGCCGAAGTTCTGGAGCAACTGCTGCGCGAACCGCGTGGCCTCGGCATCGCTGGCGACCTCGCGGAGCAGCCGCTTCAGGTTGGATAGCCCCTTGCGCGGGTCGCGGTCGTCGATGCCCAGCCGGAAGTGCACCACGTCCTCGACCGGCACCCGCTCGAAGATGCCCGGCTGCCGTTCCCAGCGGTACCAGTCGATAAAGTTACTCGAGCCGCGCTCGGTCCACGGCATCATCACGGTCGGGCTGACCGGCCACAACTCGAGCGGCGGCCCACTGCGCCCTGGCCGGATCTTGAGCAGGTACGCGTTGCCGTCGAGGTGTTTGGCCCAGGCCAGCCAGAAGCGCAACTCGAGCGTGTCGAGGCTGGGGTTCATCTCGTCGAGGAACTCTTGCAACGGGTCGGCTGGCTTCGGGTTGCGCTTGCCTTTGGCATCGACCGTGTAGACGCTCAACGGCGGCTCGATGCTGCCGAGCGACAGCGCCATCAGGCAGGCGAAGACCGCCGAGTTGCCGTCGCCGCGGGTGTCCTGCGTCTGGTCGCGGCTGAGCGTGTAGACGAGCGATTGGTGCTGTTCCCACGGCACCGTGGCGTCCACCGGCGAGAACTTCTGTTCCGCGAGTGGTGACAGGCTAGGTGTCACAGCGAGGTCGTCGCCGCGGAGGTACGACCACGCGGCCTGGATCGGGTTGGGCATCACACAAACTCCGGACGTGAGGTCTTCTGCACCAGCAGCTCGGACAGTGCCCAGACCAGCGCGTCGACGCGGTCGGGGCTGCCGTCATAGCCGTCCGGGGTGTACGCGCACTGCTGGTCCTCGAGTTCGGGGAAGCTCCCGACGTGGTGGACCTTGCCCTGCTCGTACAGCGCGGCGATGGGTTCGGCGCGAGTCAGCTTGCCGCGCGAGGCGCGCACGGCACGATACGGATAGTGGCCCTGAACGCGAATGACGCGCTCGACCAGGTCGCCACCGTTGTTGACCTCGGCAATGATGCGGTCGGCGCTGAACTCCTCGAAGGCCGAGGTGGCGCGCCGCGCCCAGCCGTCCGGCGACATCCGGCAGGTCCGATCGGCCAGCACGTAGCCGTGGCCGTCGACGCCGCGGCCGGCGACCACGATGCCCGTCTCGTCCGAGTCCTCGCCACTGGTGACCGCGGGATCTATGGCTACTACGGTGCGGACCAGGTCGGGATGGGTGCGGGCGCGGAGCTTGTCGATCTGGCCGCGCTGCCACAAGGCGCCGGGCACGTCGTCGAGGACCTCGGCGTAGAGTTCCTGGCGGCCGATGCGCGAGCCTTCGTAGCGGTCGCGGAGTTGCGCCAAGGCGGCCGGCGCGAGGTTCTCGGAGTTCTCGAAGGTCGAGCCGCGGGTGACCATGACGCCGTCACGGCTGAGCAGGCTGCGGATGAGTTGCGTCGGCCGCGGCGTGGTGGTGACGATGACCCGCGGATCGTCGCCCAGGCGCAGCCCAAAGAGCAGTTGGTCCCAGGCTTCGGGATACGACCACGAGGCCAGCTCATCGCACCAGGCGCGATGGTTCTGGTAGCCGCGCAGCCGATCCGGCTCCTCGGCACTGAAGAGTTTGAAACGCGCGCCGTTGGTCAGCACCAGCTCGCCCATCGAGCGGTTCCATGTTTCGATCAACTCGGGCGGGATGATGCCGCGCAGGCCCGACTCGCCTTCGACGCACACGTCGCGGGCCGCGGCACTGGTGGCCGCCACGACCGCGAGCCGCGCGGCCGGATGCGTCAGGGCGTAATGGGCCATGTCCTCGGCGCCCGTTCTGGTCTTGCCCCAGCCGCGACCGGCCATGACCAGCCAGACGTACCACGAGCCATCAGGCGTCAGTTGACTCGGGCGCGCCGTCAGGCGCCACAGGTAGCGCGCTTTGGCCTCGAGCGGCCAGGCGCGCCAGTTGTCGGTCGATGGCGGCGTCGATGTCCGCGTCGAGCTGCGCGAGCGGCTGGCCGCCGGTGGTGATGTCATGGCGGTCCCGATACTTTTCTGGCGCGCGGGCCTTCAACAGAAAGATGAGCAGGACATCCGAGTACTTCGTCTCGGTGTACTCGTCGACGAGATTGCCGCGGTTGTCGTAGACGCGCCGCTGACTGCCGACGCCCTCGACCGCGCGGCGCCGGGCTTCGCCTTCCATCAGCTCGAGCGAGGCGATCTCGGCTTGCTGATAGGCGATGGCGAACTCGTCATCGTGTTCCTGCCAGTTGTAAACCGACTTGCGTTCGATGCCGGCGTGCCGCGCCGCGGCCGAGACGTTGCCGAATTCCGCGAAGTGCTCGAGGAAGCTCTTTTTAAGGCGCGTAAGTTGGCTCTGGGTCCGGCCGCTTCGTCCCGGCATCAGCGGCGGCGACCCGTAGCGGCGGTGGTGTGGGTGGCCGAGTAGAGGAACCAGTCCTTTTTGATCGCCAGGGCCATCACCACCTCGAATCGGCAGCCGTGGCAGCGGATGAGGTCGCCCTTGGGATCTCGGACGCGCGCCCAGCTATCGGCCCCGCACCGCGGGCACAGGCCGAAGC